CTCTGCTGCCTCGACTGCAAACTTCCGGCCGCGAACACGAGAGAAGAACTGACCTTTCGCATCTCCAAACACAGGCTTTCCTACAACGTGCTTCTGATCATAATCGGGAAAGGCGTTGCTGCGCTTCGACGTTCCGTAAAGGTATCCCTTCTTACCGAAGGGAACGCTCAGGATACTATCCTGATCGTATAGACGACCGAGCTTGATAAGATCGCGCTCAAGCTCTCCGCCATCATCACCATCAACCTTGTGATTGGCTACAAAGAATGACTCTTCTCCAACTTCGCGCTCATCCTCACTTCCGAAATTCTCCATGTAGCTACCCTTCACCTTGATTACCGAGTAACCTTTGTCGAGAAGATAGGCTAAAACTTTCTTGTTATTGGCCTTGTTCTCAGCCTTGGATCTACCACCACGCTCAGCCGTTACTGCTCCAACAGCATACTTTTGCGTTTTCTGATAAATTCGGGTAAGACTTGCTTCAAGTAGAGTTTTCATTTTTATCGTTTCCTATCGTATACTTAGACACGAGATTCCATTGTGCTTTTTCTCTATATGGCACAATTTTAATACTTCTCATTGAGAGTTTTTCTCCAACATCATCCACTAAATTCACCAGCCCCCACTCTGCGAGCAACGCAGAGATTGTATTTCTCCTTTGTGCGTCCTCATCTGTGAAGTTCGTTCGACCACTTTTGCCATCGAGAATAAACAATTCCTTGAAATGTAGTATAGCATATCTTCCACGCTTATGTAATATATGACAGGATTGATTCAGCGTCATATTCTGCTTGGATGCTATACCTATTCTCGTAAGGGTTTCTTTGATCTTTAAGAAGTTTTCGTCGTTTGGTAACGTAACTTCAACACCCAGTCCATTGAAAATATCATCGTCTGCCATTTTGTCACTCCTTCCTCGGAGTGACTATTTAGCGAATCTTACCCTTACCGCCAGTGTTGAGTTTCTGACGCAACTCTGACATTTGCTCTGGTGTGAGCAGATCGACAACTTCCATCGCACGCTGCGAAGAATATCCATACACCTGCTGAATGACCTTTACATCGTCCTCAATGTTCGCTTTGTGCCATCGACTAAATCGGCTCTTCTGACGAATGGATGTTCGCAAATAATCGAACTGGAGCTTATGGTCGATCCAATGTCTTCGGTTCATCTCATTTGCGAACAATACGGTATCCGAGAAGTAACTCAGAGTCCGATTGATCGGAAACGGAGGATACTCCTTTTCCGCGAACTCGTCTTCGTCCATCAACGGCTGCTTGCTCTTATTGATGGAGGTGAGAAAATCACCCAACTTCATCTATTCGTCTCCATGTGCCATGTAGAAACTCGTGGGCAGACATATGATCGTGAATGATCGGAATCTTATGATCTTGGGCAAACTCAAATTCAATTTGAGTGCCTGTTCCCTTCTCCCAGCCTGGTGCTAAGAATAGCATATCTGAACGAGAAATCAACACCAGATCCTTGCCAATACAGTCCTCGTACTTCATTAGCCCACGATCATATGCCCACATATCCATCTCCAGCGGGCATATAACTGCCCACCCGAGATTGGTAAACACCGCAGAGTGATACCGGAGGAGGTCGCGATTCTTTTTTTGATCCTCCTCCGGTAACTTACCACCATCACTAAATCTTCCACCAACATAGATTAGCGGCATTTGCTTGATACGTTCATCGTAGAACGACTTGTTGTAAATGTCACTCATTTCAGTGACCGTGCATTTGCTCGTGGCACTCTACATGAAGAAGCTCACAATTATCAGGAATCGTGGGCCCACCCTTTGAATGCGGAATCGGGCTGTGATGTGCTTGCATATTATCCCAATCCAATTCCTTTCCACAATGAAAACAAACTCCTTCCTGACGCTTCCACACAATCGTCTTATCACTTGCGTTAAAGTATCGTTTCCTGTGAGTAAGCGGCTTGATAGACATTGATTCCAATCCGCCATTGTTCAAAGTGTGCTTCATCACAAGGTTATACTTTGACCTCCACTCTTCCCCAAACCAACCACTCACAATCGCTCCATACTCACTTTTGCGATTCCCGGGCAAGTTGGCCTTCAACTCTTCGTGTGCTGCAAGCCATGATGAAGTATACTTACCTGAATCACGAATAATTTTCGAGATAGGCTTATCATACATTATCTCCATTCCAAGCATATGATGAATCATACCATCAAAAGTTGCAAGAGACGAAAATGACTTCAAACCATTAGGAGCTTTAGACATGACGACATAGATTTTATCTAACATATCGAGAACTTCAAGAACACATTCGTCTCTCAACTGCGCGTCACGATCCGCCAGTTTTCTCCAAAGACCTTGCGTATTATTCGGGCCTACATACAATGATCGCCGAAGATTCTTACTGTTAACAAATTCGTAGATGTTCTTGCCGTCAACCAATTTCTTCCAAGCAATAGCAAAGAGCTTAGTGGCAACAGTATCCAGCTTGTGTCTCTTAATATGTGAAGAAGTTAATCCATCTCCAGCTTGCATCGCAGCAAACAAAGGATGTTGAGCATGTCTCCCTAGTCTAGCCAACACGGGAGATTTGACCTGAGCCTTACTGCCACGAATAAGAACGCGAACAATATCACGAATTTCCACATTAAAAGAATTTAAGTATTCCTCTTCGTTGACCTTTGTTCCATCGTTGAGCTTACGGAACACAACGCCAGTCATTTCCGGCGTCAAATCCTTGTAGATTACGATGTCAATTTTATCATAATCCAAAAATCTGTCCCTATCCTCCTTGCTTAATTCACTCCACACGAGTTCTTCGTTATCAGGAGAGAAGGGAGGAGTCCACCCAACAAAACCTTCTTTGAATCGTTGAAGAGCAAGAGATCGGTGACTTCCATCAACAGCCTGATATTCTCCAGTGAATTTACCATTGTTATCATAGATTTCAGCGATAGCCATCTTATAAAGATAACCATAATTCATAACTTCTCTAATGAAATCACGTTCACGTTCAGGGCTGTTAGCCTCAGTATCTCGCTGGCCAGGAGGATGCCAATTAATATCCATAGAAAGCATTTCACGAATTGTGAGCTTTCCATCTTTCAAATTTTCAGTTCGATATTCAGAGATATAATCAGACATACTAAAGAATCCTTTCAAACAAATGGTCATACACAAAAAGTGTGTAGTCATGCTGTAAGCCTAGCTTACGTTGATTTTTTACGTTACCTGTTTTTGTTTTTTGTGAGTGCAATTCCGCCATCAACTCACCAAGTGCAAAGACTGCCTGTTGGGTATCACATCCAGCCACTCTTTCTGTGATATAGTCTCGCATCTTATTATCGAGCCATTCCCATTCAGTTTTCGTCATTGGATCGTCGAACTGAGATTTAACTGGCCACTTCACATATTTCAATGCACCCATACCCTCCTCACTTGAACTTAGCGTCCACCATTAGTTCGGTCAAACAGGCTACAAGGTTCAACTCACCATCTGCACAGAAGGCGTGCTTGTAGCTGTAGTCCGCGAGCGTAACCACAGTCTGCGGAATGCTTTCCGGTTCGATATATTCATACAATGAATCATAAATCTTACGGAAGATTCGCGTCGGGTCATTGTCGATGTTTTCAACAACCCACTTTCGCATGGACTTGAAGTCCTTCTCACGCAGGGCTCCCATCAGCGTCTTGATAGAAACATCAGCAACTTGTACCAGAATGCCAGTATCAATTTTCCCACTGACTGAATATCGTTGAAGCTCATTGATTACTCGCCTGAAATCAGGGAAGTGCTTCTTGATAAGCTCCGCGATAACTCTGCGGTCGAAGTCGATCCCCTCGCTGGTCAGAACATGCTCCATGCGAGTCATAAACTGGCTTGCAATCTGAGGCTTGTCTGCATTGTTGATACGAAAGTCGATCACACTACAGCGAGAGTGAATGGGGTCAATAATTCGATTCTTGTAGTTACAAGTAAAAACGAATCCGCAGTTTCCAGAGAACTCCTCGATGAACCCACGAAGTGCGGGCTGCGTCGAGGAAGGATTAAGATAGTCGGCCTCATCGAGGATGACCATCTTTCTCGCGCCACTGAAACTTACCGTAGAGGCAAACTGCTTGATCTTCGTTCGTAGAACATCAATCCCGCTTTCCTCTGACCCATTGATGATGATGTAGTCCGCACCAATCTGCTCGCATAAAGCACGAGCTACTGTCGTCTTGCCAGTTCCAGCAGAACCAGCCAGCAGAAGATTAGGAATATCCCCAGCCTTGAGGAATTCATCGAAAGTGGCTTTGATACTTGACGGTAGGATACATTCATCAATCGTTTTGGGTCTATACTTTTCGACCCAAAGGAACTCTTCATTGTTCAAACTCATTTAGTAGTTGATCCTGTTTATTTAGTTGAACTTTGAGTCAGCCTGCTCTACTGCAACAAAATAACGCGCAGTATTTCCGACAAACTCAGAAATTCCGTTGGTCGCAATACTCACGACGTAATCATCCTGAATGATCTTCAGGTTATCGAGCTTGAAGACCATTGAGAACGAATTGCCGGGAGAGGTAACAATCTCATCGTCTGCGAGAGCAACAGCGATCTGGTTTGATGTGCTGTTCTTTACATCGGTTGCGCGAAGCTCCACGTCTCCCTGCTCATCTCCTGCGATGACGATGTTGGGAAGCCCAAGCACATTCGCTGCCTTGAGAGCCTTCTGGAGATTTTCCTTCTTGATGACAACCTTAATGGCGGCATCAATCGTCAACTCACGATCAGGAACGGTCACGATCGTATTCGGATCAGCATAGACATACCTGACCTTGCTGTTGCCATCGGTAATGACAGCATATCCATCTTCAAACACAACATCAGGATCATTGAATAGAGAAAGAGTGCCAAGGAACTGGCTCAGATCATAAACGCAGAAGTCATCGAATGTCTCAGAGACAACTGCGCTCGCGAGCAAAGCCTTACCCGGAGAGATGGTTCGCAGAATATTTCCAGCCTTGACCTGAAGCCCGTTGTTGATCGAGGCAAAGTTCTGGAGAATGGAAATGGTTTCACTTGAAATCTTCATTATGTATTTTCCTTATCAAAGACTCTTAGAGTCGTTCTTGTATAGTATAGTTACTAAAGCACAAATGTCAACTGATCATCCGAAGATGGCATATTATCATCATCGAAATACATCAGCAGAATGGTATAGTGGAGAGCCTTGAGCAGATCCTTACGATTCTTGCCTCCTTTCTTGCCCCAGCGCGAAAGATACTTGATCGCGTTAGCCTGACAGAACGGAACAGCGATACCGATCGAATGAAACAACTCCTGAATCTGAAGTGCCTCTTTGCCACCTGCGCCGCCAACGTAATGTTGCCCGTAGGTAGATTCGATATACTCGCGAAGCTCTTGCATCAACTCGTCTTCACGAAACTTGAAATCACTCATCTGGAAAGTATTCCTCCATTGTCACAAAACGCATAGGAACTTTCAATTCCTCACACGCCTTTTCATTATGAACCCACACCTTCTGTTGGTGCGTAACAAACAAGTGCGGCCGCAACTGCTCAATCTCATAACCAACACTCAGATCATCCGGCTCAATGTCCGTAAATGGAGCGTATCGAAAATCTGCTCCGTGATTAGTAACAAGAACCGAATCCACACAATCGAGTGCTTCAAGCTGTTTGATTCGAGCATTGACACGATTGCCTCGATTGGTAACTCCCATATCAACCCGACGATCGTTGTATAGAATAACAACGAGATCATCCCCAAGCTCACTGACATAGTTCAGAAACTTGACATCAAGATCCGTGAGCCAGTCAAACTTTCCTGCTGTCGCTATCGTCTTATGCAGAATCATTCGACTTCTTTGCCTTACGTTCTTCACGACGCTTCTGAGCAGCTTCTCGTCTCCGTGCTGCTCGTGACGCAATTCCATCAGCTCGCGCAGGGGAAACAGCCGGAGGCGGAGTCAAAGGGTTCACCTTGTTTGGTAACGGTTGCCCAACCATTCCTCCGTGCGTCGCATTTGGAACCGCACTAATGGCAGGAAGATTTCCATTGAACCCATAAGCACCCTGATGCGACATCACCATCCACGGGCACATCCAAATCTTCAGCCCGATCTTTCGCGACCACTGACAGAACATATAGTCTTCGGAGAGGTAGCGGTTATGCTCATCCTCGATAACGGTATCGAAATAGCACATGATCTTTCGCTGACCATCGAAGTGTGCTGAACGATTGTGATCCGGTGTGTAAAGCAATTCAGGATATGCTTCGTTCCACTTCTCAAACACATGCCGCTGAATCATCATAAAGCCAGTTCCGCCCTCAAGCACTTCAACTGGGGTGCCAAGGTCGATCTTGTCTCCGCCTTCGACGGGATTGAATACAAAGTCTCCGACGATGTTCTCAAGCCATTGAGCGCCATACTGGTCGGTCAATCCAGACTTGACAGCAGCAACTACGCGCTCCCATGCAATGCACTTCTTCGGATACGGACCACACACAATATCATAGTCAGATCCGGGCTCTGCAATAGCAGCCAGAGCCAGAACATCCTGAGCAGCAAATCCAATGTCCGAATCAAGAAACATCAGGTGCGTACAGTCTGATCGAAGAAACTCATCGACCAAATAGTTGCGCGCACGAGTAATCAAGCTCTCATTGAACAGGTAAAAGAATCGAACATCCATACCATACTTGGCAGCTTGAGTGGCCAAGTCAGTCGAAGACTTCGCATACATGCCATGACATTGACCACCATACATCGGAGTCGCGACAAAAATCTTTCTCGTTCGCAACTCTTCAATCGAAATTTCCTTCTTCATTCAATCCTCCATAATAAAAAGGGCTCCTAGTATATAGCACACTAGAAGCCGCAAGTCACATGCCATTTCAAGTTGGCATCATAATTTTTAGATAGACGTTCTCCATCAGAATTTCTCGCACATGAAAACGAATGAGGTCGATGCCGTCGG